CCTAAAAAGGAAAAAATGGTTACTTCATTGGTCCCTGGCATTCTGCCATCCCAGCCTTTAAGTTTTGCCCAGGATTGCACTTCTGACTTTTTAAAGTAACGCCCCGCTCTTGCTTTGCAGAATTGCCGGGAATCTTCGATTAGCGTTCCAGCGTAGAAATAATACTGCAGATTCAAGTCTGTGGCTATGGTCTGATTGTATTCCCTCGAAAAACCCATAATTGAGTCCACCGTGGTTTGCTTGATGTACCTCTGAAGATAGGCTTTCTGCTGAGGCGTTCCTTCAATGAAGTTTTTCAGCACCTTCTGCAATTCAGTCCGGTTTGTTTGTCCGGCTGCATTTGCGTTTAGCACCTCCGTAATCGCATTCTTGAAATTCTCCTTAATCTCCCCGCCAATAAGCCGATCCCTGACCACGGAAATATTAGCCTTCAAAATTTCCTGGTACAATTCCTCCTTGGCGTTGTAACCATCAATAAGGGTGCTGAAATAACTGTCCGAAAGATTCTTGATTTCCCGGAAACCTTTTACCAAGTCCTGAACCTGCTTTATGTATTCCGGATTCGTCGAAATCGTTGCTGCGATCTGATTTTTGAGCGAAATAATCGCCCGGATGTTTGCGGCCCTGTTTTTTGGGTCCAGTGGAATATCATTGGTCAGTTCAATAACCTGGTTTGACAAATCTTTAAACACAACCGGCAAACTGTCGTCCATCTGCTTTTCAAGCGATGCCTGAAGCCTCTGAATTTCCCGGATTATTTCAAGTTGTCGGTCTGTTACTGCCATGATTAAACAAATTCAACCAACGGCACAATCCCCGCAGTTACCTGTTTCTGCTTCTCAACAGCCTTTGCATTCAGGTCTTTTCGTTGTTCGGTTCTTGGCTTATTTATCCAATCAGGGTTCTCTTCCATGAGTTCATTTACGAATAACTCAAGGTATGTGGACAGGATAAAATCCAATGCAGAACAACCTCCTGAATCCCTGGTTACAACCTTTTCATCCACTGTTTTGTTTGGCAATGGATCCAAGGCTGTAAGGGCTTTCATTAGCTTTAACTGCATCGAATCAGTGCCATATATTTTTTCTGTGTAGTCGTACTCCAGACCCTTGACAATAACAGGATTGAACCCGTCTTTAAGGGCTTTGCCTAACTGGTCTGCAATCATTTCAGCAGATAGGATGTCGAAGTCAGTTGGAACGGTAATGACTGGTTTTGCAGCCAAGAATTTCTCATCTGTGAATCCGGTGTTTTCGCCAATGATTCCAAGAGCAATAAGCCTTTGACCGTACATAATCATTGATGAACGGATATACACCGAAGCCAGATGCACTGCAACCTGGTAAAAGAAAGTATTGATTTCTTTGCGGTCGTATTGTTTTGCAAGTCCAGATTGGGCAGCAGGAACAACCGAAAGAAGTTCCAAACCAATAGCCTGAAAACCCCTGAATATGTTGTTTTCGATATCCTCTTTTTGCGCTTTGAGGGATTCTGTGTCCCGGGTAACATATCCAGCCGGAGGAGTTGGAACCGTTGCTACTGATGGATTCAGAGCGTTGGGAACCTGAGCATTGATGACAATTTCAGTAAAGGGGGAACCTTCGCTTTGGCCCGTTCCGTTACAATCCCCACACTTTGTTTGTTCGTTTTTATTATTGACACTAAATCCAGTGCCACGACAGGTTTTGCACTTTTGGCCTCCAATCCTCCATTTCTGAGGATTTCCGTGCATAGCCCAATTTATTATCAGGTCTGAGTGCCTGTAAAGCACCTCATCCCATGCTGGTAAACAAGGGCTTAAAATGCTGTCGTAAACCCTTTGCCCTTCTTCGATTTCTTTAATGATGAACCCGACATCAACAACAGGCAATACAGGGCTTTGGAATTCGTAATTGTAATAAACAAAAACATCCTCGTCGTACTTGTAAGCCTTGGTTTGCCTAATCAGCGCAAAACCGTTTTTATCAACGGCTAAAAACTGATCCCATTTAACCTGTTCTTTATCCTTCCATTTGCCAAAGCGGACAACAATCATGTCGTCCCTTTTGTAGACTATGTCCTCAGAGCAAAATATCTGAGGATATGGGAATTTCGGGTCAAATACTGGATTTTCAGGGTTTTTCTTGATTTCTTCAAGGTTAGGCAAGAAAAGAACTACTGCATTTGGGTCTTTGAGATATTCTTTCAAGAAAGGACCAAAAAGCCAAGCAGATAGCTTCCCAAACTTTGGGACACTCCCTTCGACATACTTTGAAAGGCTGTTTTCTTCCGTTACTCCGGTTTCTGCAACATTTTCGTTAAACCGAATTTTCCAATCGTCTGCCTGACTTATTTTTTGAAGGGTGGTGTAAACCCTTCCGGTACACATCATTGTGACCGATGTCCACCTTTTATCCCGATAGGCTTTTGCCCAAGATTCTTCGCCTGGGTGCTGATGCTCAAGTAAATGCTCAGGATAGTGTTCGGAGAAATGCGGGTAAAGGCTTTCAGCAATTTCCCTTATTTCTTCGCCAAATTCATCCTTCCCATCCCTGTAATCAGGGTGGTTTAAAGCCTCAATGGCTATCCTAAGCATTACTTCTGAGATCATTTCAGTTAGGCGGTAACAGTTACAACAACATCAAGAGTGCCATACACGCATCCGGTTTCGGAAGTTACCACAACCGTCAGGGTGTAAACCCCGGTTTCGATTGGGTTAAGTTCCAGTTCTCCGGTTGTTTCATCGATCGTAGCACCAAGAGCATCCACAACATCTTCCTCTGAACCAAGGCTCCAAACGATATCCGGCAAAGAGCCTGATGGTAGGGACTGATTCAAAGTGGCCGTGTAAGCTGTGGTGTCACCTGATGAAATAGTGGTTGAGATGGTGTCAATTCCGTCAATTTCGTAGGACAAACCTTCAAGAAGAACGTCAGTGTTGAATACAACTGGAACCGGATTGTCATCAGAAACCCATTTTGCTGTTACCTGACCAGTAATAAATTGAGTCAGGTCGTCCTGGATAACAGGGTCGCCAATAAGAGTAATCTGATTTCCGGATGCATCCCATATCTGATCGGGAGTAAAATACCAGAAGTCATAGTTCTGTGAGGTACGCAGGATTTTATTATAAAAATCAATATTGCCCTGACCCATAATCTGAAGGTCGTTGATATTGACAGTATGCGTCTTCGCACCAGGGCGATTGATACGCATTCCTGATCCTGGCAGTTCAGCAGTTTCCGGTCTTGGCTTTTCCCCTGAAGTATTCAGAATCAGAAAGGCATTTCCGGCAAGTTGTTGCTCCCAAAGTGAATCCTGCAAAGCCGTAGCCGTTGAGGTATCAATCTGAGAACGTACGCTTTTCTTGGTTAGGGCAAAGGCAATAATCCTTCCCTTTTCGTTTACGTCGCACGGAGGGTTGCGATAGCAGCCATCAGATGGACAGTTGGTTTGAAACATTGTATTAACAGCCTATGCAGGCGTTATTATCGGGCTGGAAGCCCTGAAGGAGTGCCTGGAACTTGACCATTGATAAGTTCCGATAAGTTGACTCAGTGGTGTTGTCTTGGGTGGTGGCAACTTCCAATTCTCCACTGACGAATATATTCTGACCGTTCCACACAAAAGCGGGATGTCTGGTGGCAGCAAACAAAGCATTCTGGGTGTTCAAGTCAATATAATCTGTTTGCAAATTTACTGATTTATCTGAATTAGACATCGGCCTTTGATAAGTCCCGTCTGAATTCCTGTAAATCGATTCTTCGATCTGGATAGTTTCTCCGCCACCGTTTAAGTCAATACGGGCAATTTGTTTCCAACCATAAAGGTATTCGAAGCCTTCCCGGATTGTATAACCACTATCCCAAAATTCAACCAAGGTTGAAAAACAGTCATCTTCCCGATATTGAAGCGCATTTGAAACCGCATAGATTTCAAAGTCTTCAGTGTAGGCACCCTGACCATAAAGGCAAATCCGGTAGCATCCTTCTGAGATTGCCGGGATCAGTGCAGTGGCTTGGAATTGTGCTCCTACGGTTGTGTTTGCTTCGGTTACACGAAACCAGTAAGACGTTTCGCCTGATCCTTCAAAAAAAGTGTATGCCCCGATACCAAGGAAGCATTCTGCTCCGGTATAGGTGCAGTTTATGGTGATGGTTTGGTCGTCGTTTACGGTAGCGACAACTATTAAGTCTTCGGGCCATGCAAAATCGTTAATGAGATCGGCAAAATCAGCAGTTGAAGTACAGGCATAAATATCAGACCTTGCAAGTAATCCCAATCCAGCACCAACGCCACCATCTGAATCAAAAAAGTAAAAGTACATTCCATCAACTTCTGACGGTCCTGTATTGAATCCGGGCTTGATGGTTAGAAATGGTTGAAGAACCCCGTTCGAATCATAAAACCCTAATTGAGTTGAATCAGCCAAAGGAAGTTCAGCCGTTCCGATCTGCCCGACAAAATTGCCATCTGAATCCAGCAATCCTACAAGGCAGGATTCCAGCCCCGAAAGATTCCCTGAAATCAATGGCACATTAAATTGGTATGTATCTCCCGGCTTAATTGGTCCCTGATATGTTTCTCCAGGTGTTGGGCAGGCTTCGAAGTCCACAAATTCAATATCGTACCAGATTGAATTGTACATCAAACCGGTGTTGGGTTCGTATGGAAGCAGTCCAGCAAAATCCTGAATAAAAATCGAAGCATCTGGTTCTGTAAGACACACAAACCTTTGCCATAGCCATACCCCTCCCGTTTCAATGCCTGAGATACGAAGTCCGATGTTTGATGTGGACCATGTAAATTCCACCTTATTTGTCGAATCGGTTTCAGCAGTAAAAGACCACCCCGAAGGTCTGACAAACAAAGCGGCATAAGTAATTATGTCGGCCCGGGTAATGCCTGATTGAAACCCTTTCCTTACAATCTTACCTAAAACTGTTAGAAAGAAGCTTTCTTCTGAATCCAATTCCCTAAGCGAAAACCGATAAACAGGTTCAGCAGGAAGCGTTTGTTCGGGCGTTCTTATGGCTGTGCCGAATCGTTCTGAATAAGTTACATCCATGCACCTTGCCAAACCAGAAACAGCAATATTCCCCTGAATGTCATAAGTATCGGGAAAGATCGCAGCTCCGGATTGCTCTTTTATCAGGATGGATTGACCAGCCTTGACTTCTTCGGGAAACAATGCTTCTGAATAATCCCCTGTGAACAAAACCAAAGGATTAGCCGTGAATGTGGATGAAGTTATGGTCAGACCATTAAGCCCAACCGAAACCTCTATAAACTGCGTTGAATAAGTCGCAAATAGTTGTGGGTTCTGGATGGTCAGGGTAATAGTTTGAACGCCAGACAGCGCAGGGAAAGGCTTTGGTTTTACAAGTTCAAAGCCACCAAAATAAGGTGTTGCGTTGTATTCATCAATCTTAACCTGAATTGCAGAAAGCAGCTTTCCAAGACTTTGCCCGATATTTTGCCCGTTGGTAAATTCGCCATGTAGGTCAATCAATAACTGACTGATATACCCGGCCAGATTGCCGAATCCAGCGTTTGCCCGGGCAGGTTCAAATCGGTAAAATGGATGTGGTTTGCCCATTATGCAATACTAATATCAGCAATTACAGAAAAGTCATAAGAGCCATTTGAGCCAGCATCCAAAAAAAGAGTCAAGTTGTTGGCATCCTGTTT